CGGAAAAGTTCGCTGCTGAAGTCGTATCACCCGCTTTACGAGTTTCTGGCCCGCGTCTTTTCTTGATGTGTGTCGTGTCCCCTGTCGGGGAGGAGGTCATGAAGTCAATTCTCCCATGGTGGGCATCAGGTTTGCTATTCCTGAATGAAGCGTATGCTATCCAGCAGCACTTCGGAATGCAGGCCGCACTGCAAACGCTCACCATGCACTCCATAGCTTATCAAGCTACCAACAAAATCCATCTGGCTGCAGGAGTCGCGATCCATGCTGCCTGGAATACATATGCGTGCCTCCAAAACCCGGTTGGCAATGGAATCCTCCCGGGTTCCATTGACCTATGGCTCCTTGGGGGGGCAAGCGCAATGTTGTTGGCTTATGGAGTTTGGAAGCGCTGGCGAGCGCCTCAAAATACTACCCCTTCATTTGATCAATGGAGGGATGACGTGTACTACGAGCAGCGGTTCAGTGAAGAACCAGACGTCGCTGCTATCCCCATTCCTGCGGGGACAACTCTTTCGGGTGTCGACTCGAAATTGATTGGTGTACACGAAGATGGAGTGAGAGGTGAATTCTCACTCCTGCAGGGAGGGGTCCCGATGGATGCATCTGAATATATGATGTCGTCTTACACACCGGGACCCATTGATAACAACATGTGGCTTGTACTGGCAACCAGCGGGATTTTATGGAAACCCGCACGCACAGCACACAATCTAGTCGCATCGCTTCTGCACCGTCAACATCGCAACCTGCCATCGTGGCTGCCTCCTCTGGTAGAACAGGGAAGGAATTGGAATAAGGCGATTGATTGGTGCGCTGGAGTTATGGGCTTTGCTGATGGTGACCCCATCGCATTTCCCACGACCTTAGCTGAGGCGCTTGTGACCCAAGCCCCAACCCGTAGACGTGTCATCATGCAGGGTGGGGAAGATTTGATAGTGCAAGGCGTTGAACCAAAGGGCTTTTCCTTTTTTATGAAGGCGGATGAAACTATCTGTAGCTGCCCCCGAGAATTTGTAAATTCCTTGGGACATGGTTCCGTACAAACAATCAAACCACGAACAATCGCAAATGTACCAGTGTACATACATGCAGAGACCGCTCAATTTGCTCGCCTCTTGACCCACATCGGAAAACAACTTTTCGATGGCACCCCCCGTACTACGGAGGTGTGGGTTGATGGCGAGCTCGTGCCCATCGTACTCCAGATGTTCTGGTGTGCGGGTGTTAGCACAAAGGAGGGAGCTGACCGCATGTTACGTGCCATGGCTGCATGTTCAGGAAACCTGGTCTGGGGCGCGTGTGGAGACGACACCGCTCTGGATTGGGGAAAACTGGCTCTGCTTTTGCAACGACTGAGGTTTGAGGAAAGTGATTTTACGATGCTAGACAGCACGCTTGGAGCACCTATCTCCATTGACGGCTTCAAGCGTTGGACAACTCTCCTTGGCATGCCAGCCCGCGTCATCGATCTCTTTGTTGAATCGATGCATATGCGGTATACGGCGAAGCGAGAGGACGTTTTCATTCGAGGCGACGCAGATATTCAATTTGCAACCGGCCTTATGATCACTTCAACCCACCAAACCTTCATCAGCATGTTCTTTTTATATGTCATTTTGGCCAACTTGGACCTCACTACGGCTCAAGCCGCGACAACAGTCGGCTTGGTCGCAAAGACCAAGGCCCATCGTGATATGTTTGATGTAAGCTTCCTACACCTGACTGGACAAGAAGTAATGGTCGATGGTCGAGAGACCTTGGTCATGGCCCCGCTTCCTGGGGCTATTGTTAAGTTGGGAAAGGTTGGCAAAGACCCCGTAGTTATCACAAAGTTCAAAGGACGACAGGCGTTGTCGGATGCGGAAGCCGTTAAACAAGTGGCTTACGCGATCGCGATTAGTCATCCTGAGATCCCACCAAATTTCCCGGTTCTCGGCGCGTTTTTACGCAAGCTGGAAGAACTGGGTACGCGCTCGGAGAGGGGGATATCCCCGGGCTCGGTTATCTCTAATTATGCTTACAAACAGCGACTAACGGCGTTCACTCTGACGCCGGGACAAAGAGAGGCGGCACTTGCCCGGCATGCTCGCAGATACGGATGTACTCCGGATGATCTGGTAGAGCTTGAAAATCTCATCGATACAGTAGATGAGCTTCCCGCGTTCCTCTTACATCCCCTGTTTCCACGCATGGCGATGATTGACTACGGTTAATTATCGTCCACAAACGCAGCCCCACCGTCCCAAGACTGGCGGTGGATGGGTCGGCGCACCCACGTTAGGCGAGTTCAGTACATGACTGAAGCGGGC